AAAAGATTAGAAAAACCAATGCTTCCATCGTACTTAACAATGAACGGGTCAAGTTTTTCTGCCGAATTAGAATATCTTGAAATAGTAAATCTATCAGTATCTGAATCTGCATCATCTTTATAAGATAATTCAAATCCTCGTGGAGTAGGAAGTCTACCCCTACTTAACAATCTGTGTGATACGGAAACTCCAGATTCTAAAGATATAGTCGATACATCAAAATTAGAACCAGACGGCGTGCCGTAAAGATTAATATCTGATGAATAATTATATGTTCCAATATATGATTCTGGGCCTATGTAAACTTTGTTACCACTGTCAGAGTGGTCTGTATTAATAAATAATCCATAACAGCCACTTCTGGATACTAACGAAAGTGAATCATCTGCAATAATTCTATCTGTTTGTAGATGTCGGCCATTTTGAATTTCTATAGAAATATTGGACTGCCATCTACCTCGTGAAAATGCGTCGTCAGATTCAAGGCATGTAAGTGATTGATCCGGAGATTTATATATGAATTTATAGTCACGCTGATAATCTGATCCGCTAGTGTGAAGTATAAACCCAGCACCGTCAGCGCCGCCATCATCTAGATAACCACGTATTGGGCCGTATGGTTCACCAGTAAATACTCCACTACCCTCCCAAACGCCACCGCTTGCGCCAAGATGTAATGTAAGAGCTTCATATATCCATTGTTCTTTTGTGATATATTCAAGGTCTGTTATGGTAGCTGCACCACTAACAGTGATATCATTAAAGAATCCGTCCCAAGCAAGATTGGCGTTTCCAAGAGTATACGCACCGTATTGAGATGGTACTATACTTCCATTAACTGTAACAAGACCTTCAGAACCAGACGGTGCATTTGTTCCAATACCGATTTTATTTCCAGAAAAGTGAATCAAATCATTAACAGACGCCCATCTGTATTGATCATTACCTAAATTAAATTGTTCATCTTGCGTTGGGGCAATATCTCCAGACACCTGTAAGGTTCCAAAGTCATGTAGCGTCTTTGTTGCTATACCAAATCTTAAATCTTTCAAGTCTCCATAAACAAGTGGGGCTGGACCAACTCCAGCCTCGATCTCACATAAATCTTCAGATGTCACTGGAACGGATGCTATATAAAGTTTATAGCTATTTACACCAAGAGATTCCGGATAATTACCTATATAATATCCAGCCCCGTGCCCGATGGCGATATTAAAATCACCATTTTTGTTTGACTGTAATGTATGACTGCCAATTCCAATATTGCCAGATCCGGCAACGTTGCCTCCTAGTGCTGTATAACCAACCCCAACGTTATAATTTCCGTATAAGTTACAACCAAGAGAAAATGCACCTACAGCCGTATTATCGAGTCCGTGATAATTACTATGTAAGGATTGATATCCAAAAGCGCTATTCCCAGAAGTGACATATCCGGGGAGATTATATTTTGATAAAGCGTCTATACCTGCGCGTGTAGATGTTACTTCAGGTGTAGAAAAATTAGCAGTATTTAAATTTTGACCATTTAAGAAATTAACCGTAGAATCAGCAGTATCTCTGATTACAATTCTAAGATCTAGCGGAGAAATTTGCTGAGTACCATTATCTGGTATCAACGAATTCAACTGAGTAATGAAATCGTTTTTGGTTAATTTCATTTTTTATTCCTACTATTTAAAGCTAATTTGAAGTGTGTCTTCATTAAAGACTACGCTATCGCCCATATAAATAATTCTAGGATTGTCTAGCTGTGCGTGCATTAATAGATTACCAGAACCATATACGCCGCTATCAAGTATTGCAATTCCACTAACCCATCCCCAGTCTAATAGGGCCGATTCAAACGCTCTATTAGCTGCATTTTTAATCAATCCACTTCCAGCGGCGAAATCGTCATCAGAAAATGACCAATATTCATTTCCACTTACTGATGTATCATTTAGTACAATTCTAACATATCCAGTTCCAGAGCCGTTAATAGTCTGTGGAATTTCTGGAATTGTAGCTCCGGTGTGTGAATCTTGTGGGACACCACTGGTGAGGGCAATTGCTATAGCTGAAGGCTTTGGAAAATCTGCCCCCCTAAACACATGATTTAACAAACCAGACTCAAGATAATCTGATAAAGCGGCCATTTATTGACTCCTTAAAAAGTCCTAATGTTGATTTATACAGAGTATTATACACAAAAAAAGAGCCGCTACCAGATAACTGATAACGACTCTTCTTATTAAAATCTCTATAACTTAGAAGGAGCCAAGAATAACTCGACGGTTATCTAGGACACCAAACCCAAGTTCAGCCCAGCCGTAATAGCCAGCTCTCTGCTGACGATGTAGGGCAGGGTCTTCAAATACCTGTAGAGCTTGCTTCATTGGCATAACGAAGCTGTCACGGGTTGACTGATCAAGACCAACAACCAATTCAAGGTCGCTTGTCTCAACAGCACCAGCAAGTCCATCAGCCGCTGTGAAGAAGGTCTGGTACTGCTGACCTTCACCAAGCTCATCGAGATCGTGGAGGTTGACACCAAAGATTCGAGTAATTGGAGCGCCACCTTCAGAAGCTGTGTAGATTTCTCTACGTGTAACTTCATCAATCTGATCTAGACCCCAGTTACGTACATCTTCTAGTGCTTCAGGTGAAACATAGAGATCTGTTAGGCGACCACGGTTAGCAGAACCAGTGTTTCCGCCGCCGTTTCGTCGCATAACAGTTTGCATGAGAGAAACGAGTCTCTTGCTGAACATGCCAGCAGTCGCATCACCATCATAAACCAAGATGTTACGATCAGTACCAGCAGCAAGAATTGTCTGCCAGCCGTCATCGTTCATCTTCTTAACAAAGCCAGCTTCCATTGCCTGCATAGCACGAGCCGCGATGTCCCAACGGGCTTCGCGAGCATATCGTAGCAAGTAGTCAATTGAAGAGGTAATAGCATAGGTAGGAATCATGACGTAATCAGATTCAACTGATCGTTCAGGAATTCTACCGTGACCCGGATTAGTGTAAGCAACGTGCTCACCTTCTAGTCCCGGAGAAATAAGATCGAGAGGATACTCTGTTGAAGCACCGGGTTCAACATTGATAGTCTCGAAAATATCACCAAGAATATTGCCGACTAGAACACCCTTACGAAGAGGAAGTTCAAGAGCCTTAGCAAACTCTCGCTGAGCCGCTGTTGCGACATTAATATCGTTATCACCAGATTTTCTGAGTAGTGCGATAAATTCGTCACTAGGACGTTCTGTAAATGACATTGTTATATCTCCTATTTAAAGTTTATATTAGCCGAAGTTTGGAAGGTTTACAAAGACTTTAGCATATCCATCACCATCTTTAGCCGAAAGGAAACGTCCAACAGCATGGGCTGAACCAACTGCTGAAACATTTGTCAAGTTACCTGCTGTGCCACTTGAAGCATATGCTAGTTCGCCAGCGGCTACTGTAACCGAATCAATGCTGTTTGTGGTAACCTGACCACGAGTAAGAACTGTAACCTTCCCACCCTTTTGAACTTCATCTTTATACTGATTAAGATGGGTTCGGGTAAGATCCTTGTTAACAACATCGTTTAAAAGAATTCCAACTGGGACATCATCTGATGCCACGGTTGCATACTTAACCTTATTAGCACCCTGATCCATAGCTGCACCTGATGCATTAGCTGCATCAAGAACGACTACGCCACCACGAGTGGCAGTACCTTCATTGTAAAAAAAGCTGATATCTGTAGATTCTTCGATTCTATCTGATTTAAGAGCCATTGTTATATCTCCTCTTTAGAGTTTGGATTTACTTGCTAAGAATATTTTCTGAAATCCAGTTAGATAGTGAAGCACGAGTTGATTCTAGCTCGTCAGCTTCATCTGTTGCTGGTTCTACGAGTGTTGCCTCTGAAGTTTCTACTTCTTCAAAAACTTCAGCAGTAGCTTCAACTTCTTCTACTTCTGCTTCTGTTTCTTCAGCTTTAGGCTTCATGGCTCCTTCGTCTTCTTTCTTTTCGTCCTTCATTACCGCCTTCTTTTTCATTACGGCAACGACTGAATCAAAAGCGTCATCTTCTAGTGCTTCAAGTGAAGCAAGGGTAGCTTCTGTTTCTTCTTCGTCTAGACCGGCTTCAATTAGAGCGGCCTTTCTTTTCTCCATCTTTTCTTTCTTCTTCATTTCATCCATGTTCTTCATGGCTGCGGCTAGTTCGGTCTGAGATGCCTTTAGAGCATCTTCTAGCTCGGCAACGCGAGCCTGTGTTGACTTAATAGACTCTTCTAGCTCAGCAATGGTGCCCTGCTTTTCTTCGATGGACGCTTCAAATGCTTCAACCTGAGAAGCAAATTCTTTGTCTTTTGCTTCTTCGATCTTAGCCTTGATTTCTTTGTTTTCTTGTTCTGTCGAAGCAAGTGCTGTTTTTAGTTCAGCAATCTGCTTCTCTAGTACTGAAACATCTGACATTGTAAAATCTCCTATATTTAGAGAACGAGAATTATCATCTAAAACAAAAGCCTTACTTGAGTTTTTATTGATGATTACACTTCTAGGATTTGCAGGTTTTGCTACTAAGCCCTTACCTGAAAATGCTATATTTTTTAATGCTCGGCCAATCTTATAGCCTTCATACTCACCAGTTCCACCATATGCTCTAAGGTGCTTAGTAAGAAATGCCGACTGCTCGTCTCTTGCTAAAATTTTTGCCTGACCATTTTTATCTATCAAGGCATAATCAAATCCAGCAAAGAGACATTCCATAGATACATACCATTTTCCTTCTTCGATTTCGGAAATGATTTTCTGCATCCTGTCTCTATTATCCTCATTTGTCCAGCTATTGTATAAAACTGCTTGAGTGATAATATCAAAATCTTCAGGCATACCATCTGTCTCTACTCTTTTGCCGTCTTTTGAGAGGACATAAGATCCAGTGATATGTCCGATGATGTCATTTTCATCGTGCATAAAGTTAAATTGTTTATCTTCTGGTGTGTTTCTAGCTTCCCATGTAGCTTCTGTCATAAACACATCGTCATTTTTATTCCATCCAGTAGATACAAGAACTGACTCTAGATAATACAGATCTATCTGATCTTTATTTTCCGCTTTTGCAATCCCAAGCCTTTCCATTTCTGCGTCTGACAAACTTTTAAGTTCTGGAAAGGGAACTTCATCCTTTTGGACGGTGGCGGGAGAACAGTACGCAACACTGGCTGTGCTCTTTACGAGTTCACCAACGCCGTCGTCTATCTCTTTTTGGAAAATTGTGATTTCTGTCATAGTTTAACCTCTATGAATTATACACAAAAAAAATAAATTGTTGAAAATTCTAGATTTTATCCTCCATAATTAGCTCTACAAACGTGCTAACGGCCTTCTTTTTGTATTCATCTATTGACATGCTAGATGTGCTAATTTTGAGGGATTTAAGAGTGTTTAGAAATTCCTGTGGGGCTTTCTTGTTTGCTTTAAGAGTGTTGTATATAGACTCTTCACTAACATCAGACATGAGCTTTGTATTGGTGAGTATATCTAACTTTACACTTTCTAGTTCAGCAACCTCAGACTTTGTAAGTTTTCTCATGTTTGCTTTATTTTTAAAACCTAAAAAGGCAGTAGTCGTAACTTCTGATATCTTATCAAAAGCATCTTGTGACCAAACGATTAGCTCTGCAACCCCCGGCTTGGATCTTGGTGTTTCAGTACGCTTTTTACGTGGTCCTTCATCTTGTTTAAGTGGAGGTCTTCCATTTGGATTGACAGGTTTGTTCTGTTCCTTATCTTGTTGTAGCTTCTGATTTATGTCACCCTGTCTTTCTATCTTCTGCATTTCTTGTTTATGATTTGCGTTATGAAATGGACCGGCTTTATCAGGATAAGAGTCATTTGTTCTATCTTTTTGTTCACGTTTAAGTCTAATTTTTTCGATTGAAGGAATTTCCTTAAATCTCTGTAGAACAGTCTCGTGGCTTATAATATCTCTATCTGCTAACTGAATTAAAAGATTTTTCTCAGTGGCTTCATCTGATAGACTCATTTGATCAAACTGTATGTGGGCAGGTTTTCTAAATCCCATAGCCTGTCTTACAATTTCTATTTCTTTTTCCCAGAACTTGGCTAGCAACTCCCTTCCGTATTGTAGTCTTTCTACAAGGGTTTTTAGTGATATAAAATTATTTGTAAAGCCGCCACCATTGCCAGCTAGCCCTGTTAGCGTTGGAGGAACACCAAGTCCAGCATAAATACTATTAAGTACTGATGTATATTTTTCAGATCCTAAGAACTTATATACTTGGCTATTTGATTCTGTATAAGTAAGCTCTGGACCCCAAACAAGCTCCATAGTTCCACCACCAGCGTTACTTGACAGCACATCTCTTAATTTATTAATTCCTGCTTTTGTTGGCAAAATTTTATATTCAAGATTACCAAGAGTCCATAGTCTAATATTAGATATTGCCCCATCTAGTGCTGATAGGTCTGCAAGTCTCATTTTTTCTAGCATGATAATATCGTCTAGAATGGCATAAATCATGGGGTTCGCCCATTCCATCCAGTCGTCTTTTTTATAGAAGAATAGAGATAATCTTTCTGGATCTAATGGAATTTTCTGTTCGCCATTTTTAATCTTGTTTTTAACATCTGGCGGTAATGTATCTAGAAACTGTGCTGGTATTGTTCCATCTCTAAAGTTATCAATAAATGATGTAGAAGTAATTTGGTAGTCTTTTCTGCCAAATAGAATGTTTAATTTTCCATCTTTTGCGTCAACTGATACGGGATTAAATAAATTATAGCGCCACGGTATAGTTTTATCTTCAAACTTAGGAACGTTAACTTTAATATCAGCCGCCATAGATTTGATGTATTTTGTTACGGCTGGAGTAATTTTAGCTGTACTCCGATATATAATAACATTACCAGTTCTGTAAAGATTATTTAAGAACCTTTCTGATCTTTCTTTTCCGTCTACCTTCTTAAACCATTGCTTGTAGAAAGTTTCTACGCTTTTATTTTCATGTATAATATCAATTCCTTGACTACCAAAGTCACCCATTAAATCAATAACATTTCTAATAATTCCAACCTTATCGTATGCATCCATGCACATCTTTATGAGTCGTTTTTGTCGGCGTGGAATTTGTTCGTCGGGTCTAAAAGCATCATAATCGTATCGTGTAAAACCGGGCCGTACCGACTTATTAGGTTCAATATCTCTAAAATCTCTATAGTGAGATGCTGTAGATTTTGTCACTCCAGTGTATTGGTCTCCAGCAGATGCATACAAGTCCATAGCCTGTGCTTTGCTGCTCTTATCATTATCGTCCCATGTAACTGTGAACTGCTGGGGCTGGGTCATCTTTAGATCCTTAATTAGAATGTAATTGGAATGCAATACTCATTATACTATACACAACTTTTAGTAAACGTTGCTCATTCCATCAGTGAACCAAGAAGGGCCACTTGTATACATATCTTCGTTCTTATCTTTAGAGTCTCTTATGGTAGCAAAGCCACCGTAAAATTGATACTCAGCCTGCGTTGGAGTCCTGTTAATTGTTCTAGCGGCCATATTAGCCATCAATAATGCTGAATAGCGGTCCTTACGCATCTTACTTTTTTTACCGGCGGCAACGATAATTTCTGGAGTGTCCCATTTATCCCTACCGGCTGGCGTCTGAGTCATTTGTATCATGGCTAGTTCATCTTTTAGTTCTTCTATTTCCATAACACATTCTTCTAGGGTATCAAACATTCTACCTTTTAGTCCATCCTCCGCGTTTGAGGCAGCTAAACTAATAGAGTCAAAACGCGGGAACAGGGTATTTTTATCTTCAAAGTCTTTACGTAATCCATGATTAGCTTCTGCTAGCCATTCATGTTTAGCAAATTGACACATTTCTAGAATATGTAAACCTCGTTCACCGTCTGTATCTTTAGGTTTATCATCATCTATAACTGGCCATATTGGCTGTTCTCCGTCTTGTATCTTATCCGTATCGTGTAAGGATTCCATAACAGCTATACCTCCACCTTGTGCATCCATAGCAATATGAACACATGGAAATAGCCTCATAAGATCTCTAATTTTTCTGGCGCAGTATGCGTAGAAATCTTTTTCAGTAGAATACCCCTTTTTGACACGTTCTTTATGTTCATCTCTAGTTGTTGTCCAGCAATATACAATACGCTTGTGATCTTCTGATAGCTCCATTACTACTATGCTGAAATTATCCACTTCAGATGCTGGGTCAACACCAAATACATATTTTTTATTCTTATCGCCCATGAGTCTAGCTTCATAGATAATAATATCATCTTTAGAATCTCTTATAGCGTTCTCTTCGTTGCAAACACATGTCTCTATAAGAGACCTCTTGAAGAAGCCCTGAGAATCGCGTGTGAAGCACGCTCCGAACTCCATCTGATATATTCCAGCATGGACGGTTGCCTTCGATCTGGCTACCTGTGCGGCGTCCATAAAGCCATCTGGTAGAAGCTCGTAGGGTATACGAATGACTGAGTATTCTCTCCAGTCAAAATCTACAGGAGGATCTTCACCTCCAAACACCTCTCTT